ACAGAAATCTATCTCTCGCTTTAGCCCATAAATCAAAATATCAATATCGTCTGAATCTAACTGCATCTGTCTCTCCTTGTTGAATACGAACAATTGTTCGGTTACAGGATAAAAAAGAAGCTGGGCTTTCACCCAGCTTCAGCTCCCTTCTATTTTTTGTTATTAATAATTTCCAAAATAGACTCTGCAAATTCTAAACGACCAAGACATATATCTCCCGTGCCGTCTGATATAGTTTCCCAAGGATGTTCTTTATTTGTTTCAATTTCTTCTTGGCAAAACTTTTTTATTTTCTCTGTTATTGTCATTTGCCACCTCCTTAAAATGGTATGATTATTACGACTGCACTCACGACTGCGAAGAAGGTGATGGACTGAGCCACCACCAACGCTACCTCCCACTTAGTCATTCGCTACCTCCTCTTCCTCATCTTCGTTTTGATTGACTTCCTCTTCTATTGCGTCAAGGTAGTTATCGACACTTTTGAAGTAAGGAACTTGACCATACGTATCGAGATCCTCCTTTGTGCCATCGCTCCAATGTATTATTATATCGTAGCCTGATATTGTTTTTCTCATTTTTATCTCCTATTGGCTGATTAAATATAATTATATAGTAATCATTACATAATATAAGTCAACAACTTTTTTTTATTTTTTTAATTGACATGTTTTGTAATCATTGCTATAAATATATTATTCTTAAATATTGAATGAAGAGCCGAGATTCCTTTCCATTATTTTCTCGGCTCTTTTTTTACCCCAGGGACAACTACGAACAATTTCAGCAGGTACAGCCCAGCTCACCTGCTTCGCATGCGACTACGAACAATTGTGCGTAGTTTCCCCTGGGCAGGTGAAGCAAAACCTGTAAAACCTTTACCTGAGTGGTGGCAAAAAAAAACGGAGCCAGCCGAAGCTGACCCCGATAAAGCCCGATCCCGATGAGGGAAGGGAAGTTTAAAACTTCCCTTTGCTGGTTAGAAATTCCGATACATCTTTTAAACTTTGAAATTCAATGTATGGTATTGGTGAGCCATTTCTTGTTAAAGTATATTTTCTTGAGTTGTGCTTTTGAAGATAAGCATTAAGCTGAGTATCAGCAATATACTTTAATGTTGTAAAAAGATTGTGAATAATTTTAGTCATTGTTTACCTCCTCTATGTATTCTTTGACTGCTCCATCACTAATGTGATCTGTAAGGAACTGAGTAACATGATCTCCTTCAAAAAGATTGTTATCCCAACAATCTAGGAAGAACCACATTAGGTCTCTACCTTCCATTGATTTCATTTCTTGAATTTGTTCTTTGCTAAGTTTCATAACATTTCCTTTCCTGTTTTTGTTATACCTCTTTTATAGCAATCATTACTACACCTGTCAACTAAATAATTTATTTTTTTTTATTTTTTTTTGTCCAGCAAAAATTCCAGCAGCAGCAACCTGCGTATGAAAGCGAACAATTGTTCGGAGTCCACGCTGCATGCGTTACCTGCTGGAACCAGATCCTGAACCAGAACAAAAAAAATCGGGAGCAGGTGAGCCCGACCCCCGATTAATTCCGAACAATTTGCCCGATTAGTTTGTACGATAAAGGTAGAAGTCTCCCTGCTCGTTTTCGTTGCCGTCATATCCAGCTAGAAAGTGACCTCTTCCGTCTATTCTAACTGCATCTTCTACAAAATCATCAAAGTTTTTAATAAGTTTAAGCAAGGCTTCATTTGCTGACTCGGAAGCCTCTTGAAGTTTTTCAATAACAATCTGATCTATAAAAGCGTGATCAGCTAAAAAAGTTGGATTAAATGCCCAAACTGTTTCCTTGATGTGTTCTTTTACTTTGTCATCTGCTTCGTCTTCTGTCAAAACCAAGTATTCTTCATTTGCGAAAGTGTAATAATTATCTTCTGTAAATGTAATACCTTTTGCGTCATGATCGTTAAGCTCCATATGTTGGGCTACTGCTTTTGCTTTTTCTTTATCCATTTTTTTCTCCTCTGGCTGAATGAATATATATAATATATAGTAATGATTGCAACATGTCAACCAGTAAATTAACTTTTTTTTATTTTTTTTTCACGCTGTGTATCCTGCTGCCCTGGACCTGCTGCCGTGTGAGTTCGAACAATTGTTCGTAGTCAGTCTGGACGCAGCAGGTGTCGCCTGGTACAGCACGGCTGCCTGACCTGCTGTGCCTCCAGCTCGAACAATTGTGCGTGTTCACGCCTGGACGCAGCGAGTCCCGATCCGATCCACCCCCGATACCTGGTGGCTGCTTCACCTGCCTGAACCCGAAAGCAGACAATTGTTCGGATTCACCAGCAGGTACACCAGGCAGCAGACCCGATCCCGATCATCTACCTGCTGCTGTCACCAGGCAGGACCCTGAATCCGAACAATTGTGAGCATTCACCCCTGGAGGCAGGGCTGGAGCCCGATCCGATCCCGATCACCTGCACCTGAGTACGAACAATTATACGCATCGGCAGCGACCATAAGCCCGATCCAGCCTCCCGATCCCGATCCTACTGGAAATTGTTCGGCAACTCCGTCACCAGACGCAGCAAGTGCAGACCCCGATTAGCCCACGTTTAACTATTTTTGCCTATCTTTTTTGGGTATGTATGGGTGGCGTTGGCTTTTTTCATTCTTTCCTGTGCTTTTCGTTGCAAATTGTCCAGTTCAGCCAATATATCTTCCTTTGTCATGCTATCAACTTTCTCATGTAGCACATGAGCCTTGTTTATAAGCAATCCTGAAGCCTTTAAGCGTAGTTCTTCAGCCCGAATAGCCTCGCCATATCTTTCCCGATCATACGCCTCGTTACGGATCTTTAAAAGATCCCGAAGAGACTTATCTAGCGTTACACCAAACCTAGACCTATTCTCTTCGTACATCTCCTGTAATCGCTCCTGAACAACTTCGTTACGAAGTAACCTGACTGCATCTACTGATGGATTACTATACCCAGCTTGTCTTGCTGACGCAGTTTGCGTCATATCCTTATGAACAAAGTTATCAAGAAAATCCTGTTGACGCTGAGTTAATCTTTTAAGTCCTTTTTCTCTTTGTTCTTTCGGTAAATTTTCGCCTACTCTTGGCATTAGCTTTCACTCCTTGTCGTTACGTTATTGGGATAGGGGGTGGTGGTTACTTACCACCCCCCTATACCCCCTATAGGGGGGGAAGTTCGGTAAGTTGGTAAGTTTCAATAAAATCAATGACTTACAGGGCAAAAAATACTTACCAAGGGGTTTGGTAACCTGTGTAAGTAAGTATAATTTATCCAATAAAATCAACAACTTACAACTTACCCTCTAATCTACTTACCGAGTAAGTTGGTAAGTTGGTAAGTAGTTCGTCATAAATGCGAACAATTTTCGGGTCGCTGGTACGCCTGTACCAGTTGCCCATTTGTGTTTGTTTGTAGTCCAATGCCCACAGTGCTTTTATAAAAGCATACTCACAGTCAAAGCAATGTGACTTCGAACAATTCTGATAATGCAGCATGCTTATATCCATTTTTTGTGCTAGTCCAAAGTGGACAAAACAACTCATACATATACTTTTTTCCATAAGTGGGAATGCCATACCACTAACAATTTCTTCATTGCAGTTGCAACAGGTTTTATCTTTAGCTTTCATTTTATGACCTCAATGTACATTTTGGTTGAATAAAAATCTTCTCAGGCACACCACCAAACTCTTGACGTATTCTTATCCTTAGAAGATCCATAGAGTATTCTAAATCGTCTTGACAATCTTCTATACTCTGATATTTGACTTGGCTCTCATGCCACATACAACGAGTTAATCCCTCACTATTTTCAGTGGCTGAGATCCAAATCACACATATGTAAACAATCATCTTCGACATAGCTTAACGACCTTAACATACACCTTTTCAAACAAAGACAACTCCCTAGTGGGAGTTGCATTGTTGATATGTATTATGAGATTTCTCATAAAGATTTTATTAAACTGCGACTTGTTCTTCATCGTCTCTATGGCAGGGATTCCATCTTTGTTGGATTTCCCTACTTTCCTCTTGATTAACACCATAAGACGATAAAGCATTCGCCATGACACGATCTGCCGTATCTGTCCAAACTTTTGCATTAAGCATTGCCCAAATCCATGCACCAATTTCTCTCTCCTTTACTGTATTGTTATAGGATTGATTGTCGCCCATTATGTGTCCAATTTCATGCAAAGCTGACACATAGTAACCTGTGTTTTTTGTAGGTCTTATGTGAATATGCTTTTGACCTGGATTAGCATAATATCTAGGTATTTCATCATCTAATGATTGATAAGTAACAGTTATGCCATAATCTGCACACAACTGCTGAATATGTAATGCCATATCAATTCTTTTCACTAGTGGTCTCATTTTTTCTCTCCTCTCTACAATCCCAACAAATTGAATAGCCTTCAGGTGGCTCATCCAAGTGATACATTTCATTACAATCTATGCACTCATACTCCCCCATATTCTTGCTCCTCTCGTTTGATTTCATCACGAACATATTCTTCCCAATGCTCGCCATGAGATTGTTTAATCTTAGCAATGGCTTGCTCATTTGTCATGCCATCAAAATTAAGATAGGAGTAAAAGTCTTCCATTACTCCTATCATCATGTCCTTATATCTGCTCATTAGATTGCTCCCCTTGTTTAAGAACATCCAATTTAGATGCTATCTTATCAAGAGTATCTTGACCACTTGTGCTCATCCTGTCGTAATCAAAATACAAATCATCAACAAGACTCATAACTTTACTCAAATCTTTTTGTGTAAATATCTCTACTTTAACTATACTCATCTACTTGCTCCTTATAAAATGATAGTTATTTATATTCATAGATAGCAATGATTGCATAGGTAGTCAAGCATAAAAATAAATTTTTTTATAAATCGTCAATAATATTTCTTGAAAAAATTTGTGTAGGTTTTCTGATAACACGACCATATTCGATTTCATTTACAGCCCTGGGGTCATCTTCGAATAATTGTTCGGACTCATCTGCTGTAGATTTTCGTTTAAGTATTTTTTTTGTATAGGCACGAAGAGCATTATAATCTCTTGACTGTTTAGAGTATCTGCCCTTCTTAGACATTATCTGTTGCCGTTGATGCCTCGTACTCACCACGAGACATTACGCCATCTACTGTGCCAAGCCACTTACGACCTCCCGATGTGGAAAAAGCATACTTACCGATACGAGCTTCTCTGATAAGTTCCCGAACAATTCCATCAATGCTTCTTTGTGTAAGGTTATTCAAGACCTGTGGTGCATCGTGATCTGACGCTAGTCTTTGTCCTATTGCATCTGCTCCTGACTGTTGTGTCAAAGCTCTGCCCTCCCTCTCACAGGTTGCAATCCAAGCAAAAAGAGCATCTTTCTTAATTTCTCTGTTTGATCCAGAGTGTAATCGTTTAATCTCTTCTGTCTTGTCCTCTAGTAATCCAGAATAACTATTTCTAACAAAATGTCTAATATTTCTGTTAGCTGGACCATTACTTTTTACAACTGCACCATCAAAGCATCTGTTTCTTTCATACTCAGTGCCTATATCCATGCAACGTCTTCGACCTGTAGCTTCATCAACTTGCCATAACGCAAAAGCACACCTAACACCATCAACCAGTGCTGACGTACCACGAATAAGCAGTCTAGCTTGTTCAGGTGTGCTAATAATAGTGTCGTCCTTAATCTTTGTCATGTGGTGACACATAACAACAGATGCACCAGTTTCAGTTCCAATTTGTGCCAACAAACCAGTTAAGGCTGCTCCTGCAGCAGGATCTGCGTTGACATCTGCATGAACAAACGAAGCTAATGGGTCAAAAATTATGAGTTTCAGGTCATTCATTTGTAATAATTGTTCGTACAATTTATTAAATTCTTCACTGGTGCTATATCCATCTCTAGTATCCTGAAGTATTGGAAACACACCTCCAACATTAGGAAGCGACACCACACGAAGCTCATGCCTGTAGGTAAATCTTAAATTGTTCGGATCTAAACGCTCAATCCTCCTGTGCATTTCTGCTTCATCATCCTCTGCCGTAAATATAACAACATTACCAAACTCTCCGATGGAGCTACCAAAACTCTCCGATAATGGCTGACCCGATGCTACTTTCATAGCTAAGTCCAGTGTCATCATACCTTTACCAGCATCTCCTGCTGCCGAAAAAATTATCGGCACACCTAACGGAAAAGTGCCATCGACCAGGAACTTTTGTTCGGGTGCTTGCCCTTCGAATCTGCTGACCAGTAAACTATCATCCAGTAAATTAATATTACGTCTTGTATGCTTAACTGTTGTGTTTAAAAAATGTTGTACATCAAAGCTTTCAGATATAGCATCAACTGCATCCCAGCCTTCAGGTTTACCTCTTGGTGGTGTAAGCGTTGTAACTGACTTAGCACCAGCATTTAGAGCGAGTTCCTGAACCAGTTCAGCTACTTTACGCCCAGCATTATCATTATCTCCCCATATAATAAGTTCCTTGTCTTGTAATGGGCTAAAATCAAAACGACTTGCTGACTTACGAGATAACATTCCTGCACCACCCATAGTGCAGGTAGCAGTGTAACCAATTTCGTTAAGTGCATCAGCACATTTTTCGCCTTCGACCCATATAACTTTATCAGAAGCTATAATGTTAGGTATATTATACAATGGTCTAACATCAGGTATTCTTGGATATGGCGAGTCTGTAAACTGTCTAAACTCTTTTTTTGGTTTACCATGACTGTCAATAACTGGATTACCAGCATCATCTTTAATGTTATATCTTCTGACACGGCATAATATTTCTCCATCACCAGATAGGTATAAATGTTCGGAGTCATAGGGTGTATTTACGTCAATAGCTCTTTTAAAAGTTATGCTAAGTTCTTCAGGTATTTCTCTTTCTACTGGTGTTGGAGCATTATCGTCCAGGTAGTTTGCGAACAATTCTTTTATTTCAGGCAATCGCATACCTCTGCCCTCCATTAAAATCTTAACTATACCCCCGATGCCTTGCGATCCGTTAAAATCTGATCCCTTCATAAAATATTGTGATCTTGGATTTATATCTATTTTTAAAGATTTACCAGCTTCTCCATCTAATGATCCGATTGTGAACACGTCACCCCGAACAATTCCATGTGGAAAAGTATTTTTAAGTTCTTCTATTTGCACACTGGCTGGAACTTTCTGACTAATCATATCGACTAATTCATTGGCTGACATGTCCCTATTCTTATTGCCAAGTTTTATAATGTTCATTATACTAACCTCACTTCATTGGCTGAAGTATATGAGGGGGATGCTACCTTCTCCCTCATATTAACTACTCCAACAACTATCTTGAAACTCACAATATTTACAAGCAAAGTAATCACGAGATTGTGCAATCCTTGGCAACATCTCATTTGCTTTTGTGGCTTCTAATATTAACACTGCCTTGTCACTAATCTCCTGTGCCAGGGCTTTATTAAAAGATATAAACTCATAGTATATCTCGCTTGTGTTTTTGTTAAGCACAGTAAACAAACACGGATTGTCTGTTAGTTGCATGTAAGCTTGATACAAAGCAACTTGTGCTGCATAAACAGGATTAGCTATTGCTACACCTTTTGTTTGGAACTCTCTAAATTTCTTATCATTAGCTGACTTACATTCCCATAACATGGGATATGATGTATCTAATGGACCTGAACAAATAACACCATCAATATGACCTTTGACTTCTCCTTCTGCTATACTAAATCCAAATTGTTCGCCATTCTTATCTTCAACTCGTAAATCAAATCCAGCTTGTCTAAGCCATCCAGCTACACTAAATTCTATCTCGTGACCAAATTGAAATATACGGAGTGTCTTGGCATCAAAATCCCGATTATCATCAACAGGTTTACCCATATACCGATATTGTATCTTTCTGGAACAGGAATCACCAAGACTAGAAGCACCAATATAGGTTCTTTTCTTGACCTCTTTGTTCCGATCAACAATAGCTTTATCTATTATGTCTGATATATCTTGTTCTAGCATTTTAAAATGGGATCTCGTCTTCATCGAATATGTCTGTGTTTGGATTAAGGTCGAGAATGCCATTA